CCGTTGCAAGTTGCTAGGATGAATAGGTACAAGAGGCATGGTACACTCAAGAAGAACGTGGTTAATTCGTTCCAGAAACTCGAAGGTTATGGGGAAATCAAAGATCCAAGAGTGATTAGTGCCGTGCAGGATTCACATACGGTGAAGTTTGGCACCTATATGTACAGTGTTAAGTACTATTTGGGTGACACTTTTAAATGGTTTATGCCATGCCGGAATCCGTTAGCTTTTGCTGACGCGATACATGACTTCTGCAAGGAACGTACAACTGTCGTAGAGACAGATTATACACGATTTGATGGTACTATATCACAATTTTTGACCCAGGTGGAGCATGGCGTCTACCGAAAGTTATTTATGAATGAATACCAAGAGGACCTGGAACAATATCTCGCGCAGGATAGGAATTTAGAGGCATATACAAAGACTGGAGTTAATTATAACACCAAATGGTCTAGATTATCTGGATCGCAGAGTACTACAGTAGGCAACACATTAATTAATGCTTTTGTTGCGTTTAGTGCTCTGCGTAACGCTGGATATAGCAGCGTAGATTCCATGTCTTTGATCGGGCCGAAATATGGGGATGATGGAATAGACCAAGCAATCTCTTCATTTGAACGAACGGGTGAGGACTTAGGATTGAAGATTAAAGTGATCGAACGCAAAACGGATGATTTTGTGACTTTTTGCGGCAGGTATTATCTGCGACCAAAGTTTTCTCGATCATCAATCTTCAATGTCAAGAAGGGAGTTATGTCTTTACCTGTGGTTATCAGAGACGATGATTGGGCCCATCAAGCAAAAGTCACGGGCTATTTAGCTTGTGACCCATATACTCCCCTGCTGTCTGAATACTGTCGGGCATTGTTGCGAGTGTTACCAAAGACCTATAGTGATGAGGCCTTATATAGATATATACAGATGGATAAAGATTTGGCTTTCAAGGTGTCTCTTGGGCCTTATCCATTTACAAGAGCCGACCGTGAGCATGCAAAACATGTGATATCACGAGAACTGGGATTGTGTCCCGGAGAAATTGGTTTGATGTGTGACCGCCTTAGAGCGGCGCGCAGTCTGGCGGACATCCGCAAAATTCCAAAGATTGACATTCTTCTGGAGCCAGACCCTAGTAAAAAGGTGCGGTATGTACGGAAACGTAAACGTCCAGAAGTCGTGAAAGTTCATTTCAAATCACGAAAGTTGGGGAAATCAGGGAGGGATGGACGGGCCCCGAAAATAACAAATGAACAACACTAAGAAAAAGAATGGCCAGAACGGCCAGAAGAAAAAGAAGAATGGTAATGGTAATGGCAATGGGGGATTTTCACGTCAAGTGATGTCTCGTTATAGGCCTGCGCCCTTGTCGTTCAATGCGGAGAATCGAAGACCAATCAATAATTCAGTTACCCGATTATCGGGTTCTGATTTAATTGCTAAACTCACAGTGCACGCCGACATTAGCACCGTCACTGATAGTATTTTATTGAAGCTTCCGGTTAGTCCATCAGCCTATCCAGGTACACGTATTACTCAGCTGTCACAATTATATGAGCGCTACAGATTGCGCAAGTTTAATATAAGATATGTGCCGGCAGTGCCAGTTACACTGGCGTGTCAATTGTTGATATACGTAGATCTGGATCCAAACGATGACCCTACGGCGATTACTTCAGTAGAACAATTGCTTAGGCAGGCGGTAGCACAGACTGGTAGCCAGCAATGGAACTTCCATTGCGCAAAGACGGTGCCTATGGCACAGCGCGCTGATGATCAGTTGTACTATACAGGGGAAGACAAATTGAACCCGCGGTTTTCTCAACAAGGAACTGCGTATATAGTGCAACTCACAACTCCAGTTGGAATTGACGGTACGCCAAGTACCGAGGATTTCCAAGCTGGCTCGATTTTTATTGATTGGACGGTTGATTTCCAGACTCCACAGATAAATCCAGAATCGTTGATCCTGGCTCCACGTGCTTTTAATTCACAAGTGCGACTCTCAGATATCAAGGGCTTAGAGTTCACTGGTGAGGAGACCACTTGGTCAGGCTTGAATCCCGGACAATATTATACTGTGACGATTGCCTGGGAAGGACCGGCTGATGCTAGTGCTTCCATTGTTGTCTCCTCGACTTCTAGTGGAGGATCAACGCTTCGAGGGAGTGATGGTTTGTTTTTCTCTTCAAAGCAGACCAATTCTGTGCTTAATTGTAACGACACCGGCAGTACTAGTCAAATATATTCACCCGGATTTTTGATCGTTTTGGCCGATCACCTAGGGGTGCTGACATTTAAATTATTTAAAGATTCGACACTGGAGACTCAGTGCTGGATCGTTATATATCCGTTGACTAGTGCAGGTACAGTGGTTGAAGACCCAGCATTCGAGAAACGTGCATTGAAGGCAATGCAGAAATATCCTAATTTAAATTTTGTCCATGCACCAATTCAAAACCATAAATTCTCTCTTTTGAGTCGCTCTGGCTAGGATGAGCAACCCCACCACACATTTTCCAAACCCCGCGGTCTAATAAATCGCGTGAAC